ACCCAGGAATCTTTTCTTTTAGCGAAAATTTGAAACTTATACATTTATTGTTTTATACCCAAGGGTCGATGGAACTTCTGTTTATTAGAATGCCCTTAGTAGTAACTTTTCACTGGTGTGGAAACCAGTGTGATAGGTTAGAGATTGCGTTACGAGTGCCCGTGGTATTCGTGCACTTTCCAAATACTCTTATATGTGGGTATCAAATCCCACATTTACGTTGACATTGATTTATTAGTGTCCTTTTCTCGACGTCATAGAAGTTGATTAATTTCCTTCTTGATTTTGACTAGTTTAACAGTACTAGAAAGAACTGTAACAGCCTCATGAATAATGTCCATTATAAGTGAATGTAATAATCTGGGAGGCTCCGCCATCGGTTTCCAAACCGAGAAGCACGACGCCAGCTTGGCCGCTGGATTTGACTGCAGTACTCTGCCCCAACATGAATCAGGTCTTGATGACAGATATGTTGAAGAAGATTGGGAAGATTTAATCCCATCTAAAGAAACGCAGCGTTCCGACTACGTAAAAAGGAAACGCATGCGGTATCGCGCGAAAAAGCGTGCCGCTAAAAGATTGCAAAAACAATCTACATTTGTTCCCCAGACACTTAAGGAACACGCAAAAATCTTCAGAATGAAATATAACGCTCTGAGATTTTGTGTCCAAATGCCAGACCGACTGGCGCGCTCTATAGCTAAGAAAAAGGTGATTGTATTATCACCTCGTGACTATGCTGTAATAGCGGCAACCCGTGCATACCGACACCATCGGTTGCACAACACCCCCGCTGGAAAGGAAATTCTAGCAAAACAACAAAAGAAACGGGATGATCTAATTGCCAAAGCGAAAGCTAAGCATGCAGAACAAAACCCTGCTCCAGAGTTGGACCCACAAGGAAGGTTTTTCCAGAATCTCAAGAATCGAGTTGAAACCCTCCAACAGGTCACCCGCGCAGCAGATGAACTTGATAATTTCAAGGAACAAGTTGCGTACAAAGGCACCGATCCGTCAGAGTTACTTTCCAACCTAGCGAGTCGAACTGAAGACCTTACCATGCTTTTAGCAGGTCTTGCCAGTGCCGAAAATTTCACG